CTCTGACGCCCATGAGGTCCTGGATCAGGTCGCTGACCCTCGTACCCATCCCAGGCCCTTCAAATAGCTTGGGGGTCCCTGGGGGGTCTATGGGGTTACCTCGACCCGTGATCCTCTGTTCGAGGAATTGCTGGCCTTCTGATGCCGTCCTGGAGGGGGTCTGGCTCATCCTTCCGGCGAGGGCCCTGGTCTGGGGTCCGGTCATGGTCTTGTCGGCCAGGGTCATGACGTTGTCCATGCCCAGTTCGCCGACTCGGTCGATCCGCTGACGGATCGGATCCGTTGACGGGCCGACGTCCCTTTCCAGGCGTTCTGATATCTCTGAGAGGGCGGACCGTTCAGGCCCTGACTTGTCCCCTATCGACCCGGAAGGATCCCGTGGGTTTCCTTCTCCGCCTCCTGGTGAGAGGTTACTTCTAGCGCCCCTAGCGACCCGGCTGACTCCACTAGCAAGGGCATCACCGGCTGGGCCGAGCCCGGCTGAAATGGCGGTCGGTATGGTTACGGCGGGGTCGGTGAGGATAGACTGGTTGTCTGGGGCCGGAGAATAGACGCCACGGTCCCGTAATCCCTCCACTGATGCGATCATGCCGGGGTAGGCGGTCCCGGCCGATACCGTCGCCGATCTGGCGACGTTCCGGATCGGCTGACCCGATTTCAATTGTAATGCTTTTGGAAGTAAACCGAGGCTCGAAAGTATTTTAAGTTCCGCATATCCGGAGACCAGGCCCCCGGTCATATTGGAGATGATGGCGGACGCCGGGTTGTCTTCAGCGAACTGATTCATCTCGCCCTGGATCCGTCCCAGGACCTCATCGTAATCAGTCCCCTCCATCCTGGATTCCAGGGAGGCGACCATCTTGGGATATTGCTCATAGGTAACCCCGGAAAATACTTCCCGGATCACCCCTCGGACAAACTTCGAGACGTCTCCGTCGTCCTTACCCTGGGCCTCTGCTTTCTGGATCTGTTTTCCAGCAGACTTAATCTTCCGGTCCGTCCCCTTGACGATCTGACGGATCCCCTTCAACCCGCCTTCGTACCCAGCTTTTTCCAGACGTTTGGCTATTTCTTCGTCCGAGCGACCTTTAGACTTCGCCAGGTTGTAATATTTGTAGACGGTTGAATTATCCATTATTTCAATATCGATTCGAGTTCGGGGTCGTCTTCAATATTTTCAGGGGGTGGCTCAGAGGTAACGGCGGACTTAACTTTTTCTATTACTCTTTCAGTGGCCGAGGCCTGGGGATTATTTTCCTTGATCGGAGAGGAATCTTTTACATTTCCTGAAATAGTGTCCTCGTCAACGGCGTTATAAATTTCCTGGAAGTTGATTGTCGCCAAATTCGGGTCTATACCCTGGACGCCATCAAATGGGTCTCTGATAGCCTCGGTTGATATCCCGGCACGTCTGGCGGTCTCCAGGTAATAATCTCTCTGTGGGGCAAAGGCCTTTTCGACCTGGCTCATGTAGGCCCTGGAGGCGTCCACAAATCTTGCCCGGGCCGTGGCACTTAACATATCCCCGTCTTTAAGTTTCTCAAGTGTGATCCCCAGTTTCTGGAGGACGCCCTGGGTGTTCTGGGCGTTTGCAAATTCTGTCTCCCGGACCACGGATGTCGGATCCAACATTTTCTGGAATGCCTGGATCAACATTAGGTCCCCAGTGGAATTCTGGAGTTGAGCCCCTTGGAGGACTGCCATGTAGGCCTGGACCGCCCCGGTGTAGTTTTTGGCGACCTGGTTGAATTCTTTCCGGAGAGTGGATTCATTCTTGAAGACGTCTGGATCCACCTTTTTTTCCTTTGGTGTCATAACCTCGACGGTGTACTTGCCCCCGGTCTTCAGGAGAAAATCCTGTTCCCCCATTTTTTTAGCAAATGCCTTCTCGGTGGCGTTACCTTCCAAGGCCTGGGCTTTTGTCATGTAGACCGGTTGGTCCTTGACGGGCTTTTCCTTAGTCCATTCCGGCTTGAAGGCGTTGGTCGGTTTGCCTTCATCATTGTAGGCGATCTGGAAGATGTCGCCGTCATCAAGTTTTAATGCATTGGCGAGTGCCGGTTCTCTTTCCCTGAGATCCGCCCCAGTCATAAAGAGGGGGGTCTCTGGTTCCGGCTCTGCAGTCTCGAGAGGCCCTGTGACAGGCGTGTAGTATTGGTCCAGGTATGAGACCGTGCCGTCCGCCTTGATGGTCTTGAACCTAACCCTGGGGTCTCCCAGGGCGTTCATCTCGTCGGGTTCAAGCGGGACGGTTGTCTCTTGGAAAGTCTCTTCTTTCTGTGTCTGGATTGTATTGTAATTCTGGTCTACAAACCGCCTTTTTCCTTGAGGATCCTCCTCAAGCAGAAATGCCCCTTCCGGCATATTTTCAGGCTCAGTGTACTTGTACCCGGCTTTTTCTTTTACCTCTTTAATATCTGTCTTTTTAATTAATTGATTTTTCCCATTCAGGAAAATGTATGCCTGGTCTTCAAACCCTGGTTGGTCGATTGCGGTGACAGTTCCGTCTTGAGGTGTCACCTCTTGGACCTCTGGGAACCCGGTTACCGGTTCGCCGAATTTGTCAAAATATTTTGGGATTCCGTCCTCATCTCTCCCATACATAACTGTCTCGGGAAGAGTTAACATCCTCCGCATTTCACTGGTAACCTGGAAAGGCTTTGCGGGGGTGTCGGTATCAGTTTTTGTTTTCGCTGAACTGATAGCGTTATTTAAAAGGGTGATCGCAGACCGGACGTTGGCGTTGGCTTGGAGTTCAGCCGAAAAGATGACGTCCTTAGAGACGCCGAGTTGACGGGCACGGTCCGCTAACTGAGGAACCAAGTCTTTCAGTTCCTGATTCTGTTCCCTTTCCTGGAAAATCTGACGCTGGTCCTGGAGGCCTTTGACCGCCGACTGGTACATACCCAGGGCACTCCCGAGACCCGCCCCGATCCCTTCGAGGCCGGACTGAGGGGTGTCGGTGTAACGTCCTGAGTTTGCTAGGGCCCCGGAGGCGAATGCCAGGAGGGCCTGACGTGCAGGGGAGAGGCCTAGTGGCTCAAACCCCTCGGCGTTCTTAAAGGTCCCTTCCGGGAACCCCAGGAGGCCTTGACGGCCGTACACTTTTTCGTACAGATTAGAAAAGGGATTTTCAGCCATCAGTATGCCATAGGATTAAAGGAGGCCTGGCGGGGGCCTGGCCCTCCAAGAAAATTAAATTGTCGGAACTGGCCCATTTTGACTCCGGGATCTCTTAAATCGTCTTTTGCTTGTCCGCCTCCCATAAGACTCATCGCCATTTTAATTAGGGCCATGTTGGGTTCGCCGGAGGCGTCAGCCTCTGCCATCGGGGGTGTGCCGGTGTATGAACTTCCGCCATGCTGGGACATGACGGCGGGATCCAGGTCAGGCCTAAATCCTTGGGTGTCGAGAAGGCCTGATTGCTGGGGGAAACCCATATCGCCCTGGTTCAAGAAATACATTTCTTCGGGGGTGTACATCGCCTCGGGGCTCAAGTATTGGGAATACACATCGTTATACATCAGGCCCCCACACTCTTGAGTCGTTGATGGATGTCACCAAGGGCCCCGGCTAAGAAGTTGAAACCCTGGCCGTAGTCAACGATTTTACCTTTGGGGGTGTCTCTGACCATCATCCGGCCGATCTCCGACTTTTCTAGGTTCTGGGCCATCGGGCCGATCCGTTTCCCGGAGAGCCCCTCCTGGTTCTTATACTTGTAGTTAAACGGTTTCATGGTATCGAGGAGACTCCGTACCTTTTGGGATCCGTCTGAGATGCCGGTTTTATTGTTTCGGTCTGAAGAGGCAATCAATGGAATTAATGCCGACAAGCCAGCCACGGTCCCGAAATCATTTGCGTACTGGGTCCCCGTCGTCGTCTGAGACGTCGGTGAGGCCCCCAGGATCTGGGTTAACATAGCGAGGTTCTTGTAGGGGAGGTCCCGTTCCTCTGTGAATTGCTGGTAATCGAAATCCCTTTGGGCCTGGTCAAACCCCTGAGTCATCTGACCGAGTTGTTTTTGAAGGGCCAGGTTCTGCATCCTTTCCTGGCGTTGTGCGTTGGTCACATTCTGCAATCCGGACGTCGCCTGGAGGCCAAGAGAGTCCTGGGCTTGTTGTCTCAGGGCGTTGAATTGATCGGTCGCCCTCATTCCCGCCATGTCCTGCATCGCCAAGCCGGTGGCCCGGTCATACCCTTGCTGGTTCAGCCTCGCCAGGGAATCAAACATCCCCTTGTTCGTCTGGGCTCTTGCGACCCCCCTCTCGAGGGCCTCGGCGTCGTTGTATCCGGCCCCGCCACCAGTGAACTGCATGGCGTTCGCCCCGACCTGGTTCAGGTTGTTCGCCAGGGCGTCACGGTACTGGTTGACCGTCGCATCTCGGACCTGGGCGTTGTAGGGGTTCATGTAATCCTGAATGTTTGCATTCAGGAAGGACCGTTGTTCGGTTTGTGGGGCCCCTCGGTTCATCAGGTTCTGGTAACTGGAGGCGACCGTCCCATAGGCCGGGCTGGTTCCTAAACCCCTGACTCCCTCCATGTACTGATTCATGTCCTCAGTAAACGGGGCGAATCTTGTCCCAGTGAATTTCTGGAAAGGCCGGTTGTATTGGGAACTTGCTAGACCAAACAATTGATCCCGGAAGGCCTGGACCGCCGGGTCTATGCTGGTCGTTTTGGATACATCTTTTTCTCGGTCAAATGCCGAGATGATGTCGCTTATGATTGGTATCGCCATATCTTTTTATGCGTCTGGGTTCCCGGATGATACCGGGACGCCGTTTATGGTCGTCACCTCCTCGGCCCCGAGGGTCCCGTCTGAGTTGACGATCAACTTAAAAAATCTATCATCTACGACCGCCGTGGCGGTTGCACTGGCCCCGTCCCCGCCTATCGTGACGGTAGGGGCGGAGGTGTAATTGACTCCTGGTGTGTCCACACTGATGCTCTGGACGGATCCCCCGGAAAGGGTGACCGTCCCGGTGGCCTGGGTGGAGGCCCCTCCTCCGGTAAACGTGACAGTCGAATTGCTGTACCCGGTCCCGGCGTTGGTGATATTGACCTCTGTCACCGCCAGACCCTTGCTTTTGAAAATCAGGGCCCCGGTATAGATCGGGTTATCCTCATCGACCTTCACACTCTTCTCGGCGTTATTGACGACCAGGGACGTCAGGTCGAACATAAAGACCGGGTCGTAGTAAAGGGGCGGAGATGGTAAAATCATCGTTTCCCGGCCCCTACAGCGTCTATGCGAAGATTTCCCAGCCTCCAGTCTGTGTCATAGGGCCCTTCCACCTTAAATTTTATCTGCCGGGCGGTAAACCGGACGTCTGTATAACCGTCGGCATTTAATGGGAATGGCCCCCTGGTTGTGTCGTTTGAGTCGGGGGTAAATGCGGTGTCATACTTCAATCTGAGCCCGTTGGTCCCGGCGTCGGTGTCGGTCAGGATCTGACGGACTGACATCAATCGACCCCCTTGGCCTAGTTCGATGGCCCCCGTCTCCGCAAAACACAAATGCTCGTCGTCTGTGACAGTCTCGGCGTTTCGTGCTAGGGACCTGGTGTTCGAGGATAAATCTGAGACCGTCGTCGGTATGGTCAGGCCAGATGCCCGGTCCAGGTCGGTGTTCGGATCCAGTTGCATCTCATGACGGTACAGATATCCATCCGCCCCGGCCCCTATCGGATACCCAAACGTCCCCTGATCCTCCCAGGCCGTCCGTTCCAGTTCTCCAAATGCCCAATGGTTTTCCTTGTAAGACCAGATGACATACCGGGTCTGAGTTGTGGATCCGCTGACCGGATAACTCCACCAAATCTCTCCAAAATCGGCGTTGTGATAGGCGACGATTAATCCTGATAGTTCTGTATTGATATCCCGGAAAACGTGGTCAGAGACCGAGGACTGGACTTCCTTGATGTACCCGCCCTGATAGGTCCAGAACCTTCCGTTCGACATCCAGGCTAGGATATCGGCGGACCCGGCGACGGCCTTGGCCCCTAGAGGGTTAGCCCCCTCGGTCAGCCTCTCAACTGAATAGACATAGGGAGGGCCGACGTAGTTCAGGCGGTAGACCGAATCAGAACAAAATACGAGGGTCCCGTACCTGGACTTACGGGCGGTGATGATCTCGCCTCGGGTTTGTAAAGTAATGGATCGTGCCGTATTGGTGACGGTCGGGGACCACTCGGTCAGAGTACCCTGGCTGGCCCATTGGATCTTCCGGGTATCTCCTCCCGGGGCCAGGCACATGATATGCCGTTCCGGGGTGACGATGACCCCGACGTTACCGGTTGGGGCGTTTGTCAGAGTGGTCGATTTGGGGGGATTGGCTGTCCCCTCGTCTGAGTCAAGCCATCGATAGATTTTACCGTCTCCAGACCCACACGCCAACATAACGTCACCCAGGTTGTCTATGTGCCAGACCGGGACAAAAATCTCATTAGCGACGTCCTCAGACCCCTCAACAACCACTTCCCGGGGTGTCCCCCAGGTTCCTCCTCCTTCCGTAGTTCCACCGTTCACGCCGACGTCTCCGCCGTACTCGAGGGTCCCGTAACCAAGACCTGAAATCGTTGAAGAGGTCTGGGTGATTGTGGTCGGGGAGATGTCAACCAGGTTGTCTCCGCCGTCCCATTTGTAGAGTTTGGTTGTGGTCCCGATGATCAGCCTCCGGATCCCGGAAGATAGTCGGAACGAGTGCATCCCCCTGGCCGGGTCTAACGCCCCACTGCCATCATTCAGACGGTTGTCACTGAGACGGGTCCATCCCCCAATCGGGCGGATCCGGCCCTCATAGAATCGGACCAGGTTCCCGTTCACCCATCGGTTCTTCGCCTGGTAGGGCGTGACATTAGCCTGAAACCCGGGCGGAATATCGAGGGGGATCAGGGCCATTATTTTAATCCAGGGAGGTAGACAGTTTTTCCGTCTTGTTTCACGGCCCGGAGGATCTCCTTCCGGTTATCCCGCTTGCATCGTTTGTTTGAAATATGGATCCAGCCAGCGAACAAATCTTTTCCTTCTGGGTCTTCAAATTCCAAAATTAATTGATCCCAGGAAATCGTGGTGGACACGATCCATTCAGCGACCGCCCGGTTCCCTGGGCTCTTAAAACACTCGAAGTCAAATGCCTCGCCGAAACAATGCTGGCTCTTTGATGAGCTTTTCAGGGCCTCCGATAATTCAGGATGTCGGAAACCGCTCGAAATAGAGACCGGCCCGAATTTTGTCCTTATTGGTTCTATAACCGTCTGGCATAGAGCCACCAGGTTCGGGATTGCCTCCGGCACGTCGGAGGCCTTGTTCTCGATCCCCATCCTCAACGCCGTCTGGCTCTTTTCCGCCTCCCTGAGTGTCACATGGTCTGATAGGAACATTCATCCTTTCAGGAAAGTTTTCAGATCGGTAAAGGCGTTGGAGGGATCGTCATTGATCATGGAGTTGACAGATTCCTCAATATCGGATCCGAGGCCCTTGACCATGTTCTCGACGTGGTCGGCCCCGAGGGACTGTTCGTCAGAATCACAAAGGTCTTTAATCCCTTTGATCAGTTGGATGACTTGGATGGCTTGCATTATCATATCGATTCCTGGGGTTTGGGTTCGGGTTCTGGTTTGGCTTCTTGTTTGTGAGGTTTCTCCTCCATGAGGTCGCTATCTCCGTTGAAATAGAACGTCGAAATTCCCGAGATCACACTAATAAATGACCCGATGAGGATATTTAAGAGGTCCCGGCTAGATTGAGCCATCTCAGTTTCGGCGACCAGCATCATGTGGACGATGTACAGAAAAATTGCAAATGCACTGATGGAAATGACCAGGCGTCCGTAAAACCGGGCGACCGTGATCCGTTCATTGACTGTCATTTTTTGGGGAGGGTTTGGATCCCCTTTCTTTGTCGTCTTCTCGATTATCTCTTCCACTACTGTCCTCCTCGGATCTCTTCAAGTGTCGGTTCTTCGTCTTCTTCAATCTCGTCAGGGTCGTCCTGATCTCCGTATATCCTGGACTCAACCCAGTCCGGTCTCAGCCAATCCAAAAATCTTTGGATTACTTCCATCTGTCACTGTCCTTTCCGCATAATCAGTTCCCGGATAACCTGGGAGTTCTGGTCCACTGACTGTTTCAGTTGTTCCACGGCGATCTTGATACTGAGGAGGGCATCACTGGACTTCTCAACCATCGAGATGATCTTGGCGTCCTTTTCCTCCTCCCGGATGGCGTAGGCCTCCCGTTCCTTCCTTGCCCAATCAA